CCGATCTTTTATCTTTTTATCTCTTATATATATATAGGTATTGTGGGATGGGTATCGCTTGAAGCCCCGCCAGTATTGGGATACGCGATACCCACTAGGTTGTCCAGATGGGAAAAATGGTGGGTATGATGCCTACTACTGTATAAAAACACAGTTGTGAGTATATACAGTATCAAGTTGATACTGAGTTGTCATAGTAAGCGCAGTTGTTGGGTTGATTGCTTGATATCACGCCACTCATCGAGGGCGGCTTCTTCTCTGAGCTTGCGCTTCTTGGCGTAGTAAGCCTCGGGGTTCTTTTCGTGTAGGTCTACCAAGGCTTTGTATTCCTTGCGTAGTTCATTGAGGCGGGCTTTGGTTTCAGATGGGATGTGAACTCGGTATTTCATTTTGATTCTCCAGACTGGTTGATGATTTGCATGAGTTGAACGCCTAGCATAAAGGCGCAGAACAGGGGAAGGATTAGCCAAAAGAGTGGGATGTATTCCCAAGCTACCTCGATGTGGGTTTTTATGACGACAACGCAGATGGCGCTGAGGAATATGTGGGATAGGACTTCTTTTGATTTCATTGCTGTTCCTCTGTGTCGGTGTAGTTGGTGAGGGCTTGCGCGAGTTGCAGGCGGGTTTCATTAGGCACGAAATCGAGCCCATTGCTGTGCTCTATGCGTTCCAAGAGGGCTTCCACCAACGCAATGGTTGGGTAATAGTCGAGTGATTTCATGTTTACTCCAAGATGTTTGACAGAAAAAAGAATAGCGGCGGGACTTGGCATCCACGCCGCTTGGAAAAAACTCAGTATCAAGTTGATACTAAGTTACTGCACAGAAGCCAAGAAGCGGCGCTTCTCAGCGGCGGTGAGCTTACTGAAACGAGTTACCAAAGACTTCACAGGGTCAACCTTGTTGCTCACATTGGGCGTGGTGGGCTTTGTCTCTCCGCCAAAGATGCGGTCAAGAACTCGGTTCATTGCCATTCGTGCGGTGCTACCTTGTGGGAATGTAAGACCACGCTGTCCCTTGTAGGGCTTGCACTTGTATTTCGCCGAAGCCCATTCGATGACCAATGGCTTTGCATCGGTGCGTGAACCAATGCCTAACTCCAACAGCTCAGAGAGAAATTGCACAGAGCTGGCGTCTGCTTTGTTAAACACGGCGAAAGCCTGTGCTTTGATGGATGCGAGTTGCATATTGAATACTCCAAAAGAAAAGCCTCGCGTAGTGGCGAGGCGGCACAGCGACTGAGTTCCCCCAATCGATGCCTCTAGTATATCACAATGCGTTTGGAAAGACCCTTGACAGCAGTAGGGCTTAGTATCGTTGTGATACTGAGACCCCACCATACCCCCATGACCCCCTTTTGGTAGCTGAGACCCCTCCGACCATGAACACTATTCCCCAACCATACTCAGCAATCCAGTAAACCTTATTTACTACACCCCATAAATTTTCTAAAAATTCCAAATAACCTTTGTCAAACTTTGGACATTCTTATGTAAAAAAATCCCCCTGACTTTTCAATCAGGGGGCTGAAGAGACTTAACAGTCTAGGAGAAGCAATGGACAACTGCTTGCCACATTACCGAAAATAAGTATACACTCGCGCCATCGAGGTTGCAAGGGCCGCGCATGTTAGAACACTTGGTGCAGTTTGAGCCAGACGTCACCGATCTGGGGGATTTCAAAGAATTGGATGATGCGTCACCCAATGAACTCCTGTCTGCGCAAGTTGCTACAACAGAGTGGCTTAAAGAACTTGGCGTCACCGCTGATGACACTGTAAGTAAGGAAGCGCAGACTACTGCCGCCCGTGAAGCTTTCAATGTTGTCACAACCAACGTGGCCGACGCAGAACAGAAAGCCAAACTGCTACAACTTAAAACCCCAGAGGCTGTGCGCCACATTACTGGCATGCTGACTGCTTATGACTGGGAGTTTGTTGAGATGGCCAAAGAGTTGCGCGGATATACCGTAGCAAAACTCTTTGAAGAAACCCAATCCCCCAACGCCAACATCCGCTTAAAAGCTTTAGGACTACTGGGTAAAGTTACAGAGGTGGGTTTATTTACAGACAAGATCGAGGTCAAGAAGACTGACCTCACCGACGAAGAGATCGACCGCAAGCTTAAAGATAAGCTGGCCAAGTTCATGGGTGTGCAAGACGCAGAACCCATAGAAGACATAGAGATAAATGAAACTCAACGACCTGACGCTGAGTCCAACTGAGATTCAGGCTATCCAAAAAGCCCTCCCGACGCTAAGTCTGGTGGAAAAGGTGGAGCTTATGGAGATGCTGGAGGAGCGTGAGAAACGCTACAAAGTCAACGCCGGTCGAACAAACATGATCGACTTTGCCAAGCACGTCTACCCCGGTTTTAAAGTGGGGCCACACCACAGGAAGCTGGCCAAGATATTCCAAGATGTGATTGACGGTAAAAAGAAACGCGTCATCATCAACATCGCCCCACGTATGGGTAAGTCGGAGTTCTCCAGCTATTTGTTCCCTGCGTTCTTCCTAGGTAATTACCCTAACAAGAAAATTATCATGGGGACGCACACTGCGTCGCTGTCCGAGGACTTCGGTCGGCGGGTTCGTAACTTACTGGATGATGAGAACTACCATGAGTTGTTTCCTCAAACGCTTGTTGCAGATGACCAGAAGGCTGCTGGAAAGTGGAGTACTGCTGCTGGTGGGCAGTATTATGCTGCTGGCGTGGGTGGCGCTCTGGCTGGGCGTGGTGCTGACCTGTTCGTTATCGACGATCCTCACTCGGAACAAGACGTCAAAGCCAACAGCCGTCTAGCGTTTGACACGGCGTGGAGTTGGTTCCAGACTGGCCCGTTGCAACGTCTGATGCCGGGCGGTGCGATCATAGTTATCATGACGCGCTGGGGTAAGCTGGATTTGACTGGCAGGTTGATCGACTACCAAGTAAAGAATCCCAACTCTCCCACATGGGAGATCGTAGAACTGCCAGCCATCCTGCATGAGAACACGGAGAACGAGAAGTCACTCTGGCCGGAGCAGTGGCCTCTGGAGGCACTGAAGTCTGCCAAGTCTGCGATGGATCCCCGGTACTGGAACGCGCAGTACATGCAGCAGCCGACCAGCGACACGGCGGCAATCATCTCAAGAAAACACTGGCGCATATGGCCAAGCGACACACCTCCCCCTTGCGAGTACATCATCCAGTCTTGGGATACGGCGCATGAAACAAAGACAACATCTGACTACAGTGCCTGTACTACTTGGGGGGTCTGGTACAACGAGGAGGAAAACAACAAGCCCCAGCTCATCCTCCTTGACGCCTTCAAAGACCGAATCCCATTCCCCGAACTCAAACAGTGCGCCTTCAAGCACTGGAAAGAATGGAATCCCGATGCCTTCATTGTGGAGAAAAAGGCGGCAGGTGGGCCGTTGATACAAGAGTTGCGCAACATGGGCATACCTGTACAAGAATTTACACCCAGCCGTGGAAACGATAAGATGGTGCGTGTGCAGGCCATAGCAGATTTGTTTGCTTCTGGTATGGTGTGGGCACCGGACACACGCTGGGCACGCGAGGTCATTGAAGAGGTTGCGTCATTCCCTGTGGGTGAGCACGATGACTTTGTGGACACGACCAGCCAAGCATTGCTTCGATTCAGACAAGGCGGCTTCATCACGCTAGACACGGATGAGCCAGATGAACCACGATTTTTCAAACGTCGCAGCGCGGCGTATTACTGAGGTAAAAAATGGCAACCAATATAGACAAAGCCCTGTACCAACAACCCCAAGGCATCAGCGATCTGGCGCAGAATGAGGAGCCGTTGGAGATTGAGATCGTTGACCCTGAAGCGGTACACATCCACGCAGGTGATATGGACATCACCATGATGCCCGGTGAGGATGATGAGTTCAACAAGAACTTGGCCGAGGACATGGACGAGGGTGCGATGGATGCGATGGTGGGGGACTTGGCAGACGACATCTCCAACGACAAAGCCTCACGCAAGGATTGGGAGAAAGCCTATACAGAAGGTTTGAAACTTCTGGGACTCCAGTACGAGGAGCGTACTGAACCTTGGCAGGGCGCGTCTGGCGTGTTCCACCCCATGATTACCGAGGCCGTGGTGCGCTTCCAGTCTGAGACGATCACCGAAGTGTTCCCAGCGCAGGGGCCTGTGCGTACAAAAATTCTGGGAGAAGAAACGCCTGATAAACAAGAAGCCGCAGCCCGTGTTGAGGAGGACATGAACTATGAGTTGACAGAGGTGATGAAAGAGTTCCGCCCTGAGCATGAGCGCATGTTGTGGAGCCTGCCAGCTACTGGCTCAGCTTTCAAGAAGGTCTACTACGATCCCAACCTTGGCCGACAAGTCTCGATGTTTATCCCAGCAGAAGACATCATCCTGCCCTACGGTACGACTGACTTAGATAGCTGCTACCGCTTGACGCACGTCATGCGTAAGACCAAGAACGAGATCATTAAGCTCCAGCAAGCAGGCTTCTACCGCGACATTGAGTTGCCCGATCCTCCCAAGATGCAGGATGAGATCAAGAAGGCCAAGGACAAAGAGACGGGGTTCAGCGACTTGAACGACGACCGGTACGTCCTGTATGAGTGCCATGTGGACTTGGACTTAAAAGGTTACGAAGACAAAGACGGCTCGGGCGAGCCCACAGGCGTGGCACTGCCATACGTAGTTACCCTAATCAAAGGCACCAATGACATTCTGTCCATACGTAGAAATTGGAAAGAGGATGATGAACTCCGACTCAAACGACAACACTTCGTTCATTACCAATACATCCCGGGTTTTGGCGCTTACGGCTTCGGCCTTTTCCATCTCATTGGAGGATTCGCCAAGTCAGCAACAAGCCTTATGCGTCAGCTCGTCGATGCTGGGACGTTATCTAACTTACCCGGAGGTCTTAAGTCTCGCGGCTTGCGCATTAAAGGAGACGACACCCCCATCGCTCCCGGAGAATGGCGAGACGTAGACGTTGGCTCTGGGGCGCTGCGAGACAGCATCCTGCCCTTACCCTACAAGGAGCCAAGCGTAGTTTTGGCCGGACTGCTCGACAAAATTGTGGAGGAAGGCCGACGCTTCGCAGCTACTGCGGACATGAAGATTGATGACATGTCCAGTCAAGCGCCAGTGGGTACAACGATGGCTCTCTTGGAGCGCCAGCTAAAAGTCATGAGCGCTATCCAAGCGCGGATGCACTACACCCTCAAGCAAGAGTTGCAGTTACTGGCCGCGATCATCCGCGACTACTCATCCCCAGAGTACGACTTCGAGCCGGGCAACAACACACGTCAAGCCAAGCAAGAAGACTTCTCACACGTAGACATCGTGCCTGTGAGCGACCCCAACGCGGCAACAATGAGCCAGCGGGTTGTGCAGTACCAAGCCGTCATCCAGATGGCGCAGATGGCTCCGGATATTTATGACTTGCCCCAGCTTCACAGACGCATGCTGGAGGTGTTGGGCATTAAGAACGCAGACAAGCTTGTGCCTCTGCCTGACGACCAGAAACCGAAAGATCCTGTGGCTGAGAACATGGCTTGCTTAAAAGGTGAGCCAATGAAAGCGTTCTTCTACCAAGACCATGAGTCCCACATCAAGGTACACATGTCAGCCATGCAGGATCCCATCATCATGCAGTTGGTGGGACAAAACCCCAGAGCGCCGCAGATACAAGCAGCGATGATGGCGCACATTGCAGAGCACGTAGGCTTTGCCTACCGTCAAAAGATTGAGCAGCAGTTGGGCATGCCCCTGCCGCCTACAGACGACAAGATGTCTCCGCAGGTTGAGTTGGCGCTCTCAGGCATGATGGCGCAGGCAGCACAGCAAGTGCTCCAGCAGAGTCAACAACAGGCGGCTCAACAACAAGCGCAGCAACAAGCCCAAGACCCAGTGCTCCAGATGCAGCAACAAGAGTTGCAGTTGCGCCAGCAAGAGTTGCAGCTTAAAGCGCAGGAGATCCAAGGCAAGCTGGCCATTGAGAACAAGCGTGTGCAGATTGATGCGTTGGCCAAGACCGGGCAGCTTAAACAACAAAAACGTGAGATGCAGGTCAACGCGATGTCTAAAGCAGGTGACCTCAAGAACCGCCGTCAGCAAGTTGGCGCACAGATGGTTCAGCAAGGCATGCAGCATAAACATGAAGCTGCACAGAAACACAAAGACATCGGCTCACAGATGGTGATGCAGGCCGCACAGAATCAACAACAACCACAGGAGCCCACTGAGTGATACAAGATTTCGCACGCGTATTGCGCGAACAAATACGCAGAGACATGAACAATTACGCAGACGACTGCGCGGGGGGTGGGTGCAGAACCTACGACGAGTATCAAAAACTTTGTGGGGTCATTCAAGGTCTGGCCATCGCAGAGCGTTATGTCATCGACCTTGCAGAGAAAGTAGAGAAATCAGATGAGTGAGATCGTTCTAGAACCGGGGCAGTATGCCCTGCCTGAAGCAATTCAGCCCATCGACGCACCAGATGCAAACGCATCAGATGCTGAGAAAACCACACTGTTGCCAGACCCTACGGGGTGGAAGTTGCTGTGTGCCGTGCCTCCAGTCTCTGAAAAGATTGATGGCACAGAGCTTGACCTTGTGCGCGACACAGCGTCCATGCGTCAAGAAGAAAGCGCAACCACTGTGTTGTTTGTGATGAAGGTTGGCCCCGATGCTTATAAAGATCAGACCAAGTTCCCAAGCGGCGCATGGTGTAAGGAAGGCGACTTCATTCTTGTTCGTACCTATTCTGGTACGCGTTTCAAAATCTTTGGCAAAGAGTTCCGCCTCATCAATGATGACCAAGTGGATGCTGTCGTTGATGACCCCCGTGGTTTAACCCGCGCATAAAGGAGCATGTATGGCAGAACAATACAAATTTCCCGACGAGCTTGATGAAGAAAAGAAAGTTGAACCGCAAGGAGAGACTGAAGTTGAAATCGAGATCGTTGATGACACCCCTGAGAAAGACCGTGGCCGTCGTCCGCTAGATAGAAATGTTGAAGACCCAACAGACGACGAGATCGAGACCTACACCAAGGGTGCCCAAGACCGCATCAAGGAGTTAACGCACGCACGGCATGATGAACGCCGCGCCAAAGAAGCCCTTATGCGGGAGAAACAAGAGCTTGAACGTCTCGCCCAGCACATGATGGAAGAGAACAAAAAGCTTAAACAGTATGTAAATACTGGTACGGAACAATACACTTCGATGGCCAAGACCGCAGCAGAAGCGGAATTGGACAAAGCACGCCGTGAGTACAAGGCGGCGCAAGAAGCGTTTGATACAGATGCCATACTTGCCGCGCAGGAAGCGTTGCTTGAAGCAAAGATGAAATTGCAACAAGCAAACAATTTTCGCCCACCCGCTTTACAAACAGAAGAAATTGCTGTACAACCGCGACAACAACAGGCCCAACCTGTTCAACCGGATGAAAAAACCCTGCGCTGGCAGGCAAAAAACCAGTGGTTCGGTTCAGATGGGTTTGAAGAAGTTACCAGCTACGCACTAGGGCTGCATCAAAAGCTAGTCAATTCGGGGATTGATCCCCGCAGCAATGAATACTTCGAGCAAATAGATGCTCGCGTGAAGTCGAAGTTCCCTGAAGTTTTCGGTGGAAACGAAGACAAGCCAAGGTCGGTTGATTCTGCGAAAAGACCAGCCGCTGTGGTTGCGCCTGCGACACGTTCGTCAGGAAGCAAGAAGATCCAGTTAACTACCACGCAGATTGCGTTGGCAAAGAAATATGGATTAACCCCGCAGCAGTATGCTGCTGAAGTAGCAAAATTGGAGAATCAAAATGGCTGAAAACCGTAACCCTCGTGACAATGTGTCACGCGAAAAAACAACTCGATATGTGTATAAACCTTCGAGT